GTAAACATATACTCAGGTGTTCGAAATGAAGAACACCTAATAAAATTAATGGAGACAGAACCACTATGGGACCTACTGGAACAGGACGATTTTACAAATCTGTTGTTTCACGTGAACGGACACGGGAACGTGCTGAGGCAGATGAAACCGAGAAAAGTAGAAGAGCTCGCGGCATGCTTGGCGGTCATTCGTCCAGCAAAGCGACACTTGCTAGGAAAGAGTTGGGAAGATATATTAAAAGAAGTATGGACGAAGCCAACGACTGACGACTACTACTTTAAGAAAGCTCACGCAGTTGCGTATGCGATGGCTATAGTTGTACAGATGAATTTAATAGTTGAAGGAATCAGCTACGAGTATTCTTAGATCTTTTTCTTAGGATTACGAACTAGCTGTATTGATTTGCGTTTGATACGTTTTTCTGCGATTTCGCTCAAATTAACACTTGGCCCAAACATTAAGGTTACATCCTTGCTATTAAATGTTTTTATATAAGGCCTAAACATAGTCATTTCTAGCTTTAAGAATATATTGATAGGAATCTTGCGATTGCTTTCCCACCACCAAACATCGCCTAGTTCTAGGAATGCTTGTTTTTCTATTTCCGAGCGTATAATGCTATAGTCGTAGATGCTTGTGACGTTATTGTCTAGGTTTAGGATGATTCCGATATATTCATCATCGTTGCATTTTATACAACTAATGAATGGAAAATTCTTCTGAAATTCTTGGTCTTTGTCGCTCTTATTGATCGCCATAAATACGTATATGTTAAAACTACCAGTCTATTTATATACCAACCGTTACCCCATATTACTAGATTTGGATGCAAATCAAGGAGTTCACACCGTTATGTATCAAAGAAATTTAATAATCCAGAAGGGCTTGAAAAACAACATTCAAATCCAAGTTAAGAACAGCGATCAGAAGCCTGTTCCAATCAACGGAATGATGTTTACGTTCAATATGTTTGACTCGATCAACAACACTCAATTATTAAGCAAGAATCTACAGATATTAGACGACGGTGTGACGACTAGTACTGTTGGACTAGCTTTGTTGTCCATAACAGAAAGCGATACATTAGATTTAGCAGTATCTTCATACAGTTTTAGCGTAACGGCATTAGATTCAGATGGTGCATACACTCCCACTTACTCAAATACATATTACGGAATAGCTGGTACAGCAGAAGTTAGAAATGATGTAAATCCTGTATTGAAACCCTCAGTAGAAATTACAGATTTCCAGGTCTATAGAAATCCTAACCCAGATGCATTGAGATATGAATTCTACAGCGGAGACATTCCAGCTAACGCAGGTTTCAAAAGTAACGAAGGGTTACATACAGCCGCAGTTTATATGGATGGATTTTCTGGAACGTTAGAAATCCAAGTAAGTTTAGCCAATAGTCCTGCAAATCCAGGAAATGCCAACAACAATTTTATCAGCGTTCAAAATTTAGACTCTGGTGCAGTTAACAATGATTTTGTTACTGTCAACTCACTAAGCTATGACAACTTTACTGGCATCGATTATGTCAATTGGACAGGAAATTGGACCTATGTCCAGTTCAAATGGATTCCTATGCCGACTACTGAATTTGGTAATTTAAACAACTTTATCCCACCCGGTGGAATCAATAATCCATTGATCAATGAGCCATTCTATCCAACCGGAAAAATTGACAAGATCCTATATAGAAGCTAAAATAACTGTATGAACCTCATACAGGCAACTTTAACAGCGTCCTTACCTCCGAAGCGAAAGTCTACACCAAGCGGCTGGACTAGTTTCAATGCGCCCTGTTGCCATCACCGCGGAGAAAAGATAGATAAAAGAAAACGAGGTGGTATACTTACCAACGATGACGGTTTCCAATATCACTGTTTCAACTGTGGATTCAAAGCAGGATGGACTCCTGGAAAACTACTGAGCAAAAACACAAGAGACTTATTCAGATGGTTAGGTGTTAGTGACGAGGATGTCACTAGATGTGCTATGGAAGCACTCAAAAGTCGTGACGAGATACAACAAGCACCAGTTCCAAAAAACTTTGTGATAGAACCAAGAGAATTGCCTACGGGAGCAGTTCCTATGATGGAATTATTAGAAGCTGGTTGCACTGACACAGATTTTTTAGACGCTGTTGAATATATCTTGAGTAGGAAGATCGACCTTGACTGGTTTGATTTCTATTGGACAGATGAGCCTGGATTCAAAGACAGAGTTATTGTGCCTTTTTACCTAGAAGGTAAGGTTGTTGGCTATACAGGCAGAAAAATACGTGAAGGATCACCAAAATATCTAACCCATGTGAGTCCAGGATATGTCTTCAACGTAGACAATCAACATGACGATAGACAGTATGTAATAGTAGTCGAAGGACAGTTTGATGCTATTGCCATAGATGGGGTGGCGATAGGTCATAATGAGCCAAATGATGCTCAAATTGCCAGAATTAACCAACTAGGCAAGACAGTCATAGTCGTACCTGATCAAGACAAGCCCGGGGCAAAGATGATACAGACCGCACTCAAAGAAGGTTGGACTGTGAGTCTACCCGAGTGGGGAGAGGACATAAAAGACGTTGCCGATGCAGTGAAAAAATATGGTAGAATTTACACACTTTTCACGATTTTGCAGTACCGTGAGACAAACGAGATAAAAATTAAACTACTTAAAAAGAAACTAGAGAAAACAGATGGCTGACCAAATTACAAACTATACACACGACGTTCAAAAACTTTACATAGAAATGTTTATGAGCGATGCAGACACATTTATGCGTTGTGCAAACATATTTGACCCCGAAAATTTCGACAGAAAACTGCAGGAGTCCGCAAGTTTTATCAAAAAATATGTAGATGAATACAAGGTAATGCCAGAGCCGCAGATCGTCAATGCCAGCTGTGGAACAGACTTGAATCCGGCTGTGTTACCCAAAGAAAACTATGAATGGCTGATGAATGAATTTGAGAATTTTTCACGTCATAAGGGGCTAGAAAGAGCGATTTTGCAGTCAGCTGACTTACTTGAAAAGGGAGAGTACTTTCCAGTTGAAAAACTGATTAAGGATGCGATACAAATTAGTTTGAACAAGGATATGGGTACAAACTACTTTGAAGATCCAAGACAGCGACTAGAATCATTGAAGAACTCAAACGGTCAAATTTCGACAGGTTGGCCATCGATTGACAAGAAATTGTATGGTGGTTTTAACAGAGGTGAATTGAACATTTGGTGTGCGGCATCAGGTGGTGGTAAATCATTATTCCTTGCAAACTTAGGTTGTAACTGGGCAGTCAATGGTTTAAATGTTTTATATCTAACATTTGAGTTGGCAGAGAATTTAGTGGCTATGCGTATGGATAGTATGCTTACTGACATTCCAACACGTGAGATTTTTAAGAGTCTCGATGATGTTGAACTCAAGGTCAAGATGTTAGGTAAGAAGTCTGGTAGTGTACAAATCAAATATATGCCGAGTGGTAAGAACGCAAACGACATTAGAGCCTACTTGAAAGAATATCAGGTCAAAAAAGGATACGCTCCTGACGTAATTTTAATCGACTATTTAGATCTTATGATGCCAATGAGTGTCAAGGTTAGTCCAAGCGACTTGTTTGTCAAAGACAAATATGTGTCAGAAGAACTGCGTAACTTGGCGATGGAAACACAAGCCATCGTGTGTACTGCATCACAGTTGAATCGTTCAGCAGTTGAAGAAATTGAGTTTGACCACAGTCATATTTCAGGCGGCTTATCTAAGATTCAAACAGCTGATAACGTGATTGGTATTTTTACAAGTCGTGCTATGAAGGAACGTGGACGTTATCAAATCCAGTTTATGAAGACACGTAACAGTTCTGGTGTAGGTCAAAAGGTTGACTTAGAATTTGACGTAGATACTCTAAGGATTAAAGACTTGGGCGATGAGGATGAAGGATCCTTCAAGCCACAGGGTGCGACAATATATCAAAGTCTAAAGAAAACTTCAACAGTTATTGATCAAGGAACTGGGGAGATTAAAGATCCTAACGAAGGTGTTAGTGTTAGTAAGATCAAGACCAAAAATGGTCAAGCAGGAATCCATGCTATCTTGGCTGGATTGAATTCTGAGAAAGATTAAAACAGTTCAGCGACTTTGTTGCTGACACAGGCTTCGATACAGCGTTGCCATTGTTCATCGCCGGAGCCTGTTAATACTAGATCTTCAGTTGCTGGAGTAGTAAGCCATTGATGGTCTGGAGTCCAGGGTAATATTCCACTTTGTTCTCCATCTAGTTGTCCTGCTGACCATGCCGCAAGTCCTACTCCAATTCGCCACATTTCAGGACCTTCTTCTTGGCTAATTGCGGCCAACACACTCATCTCGCCTGTGATGCCTAAACGGTCGGTAATTTGTATAGTAGAACTAGCAAACCAATCCATAGTGTGTACTACGTGAACTCTTGTTTGTTCTACAGGACCGCCCATGTATATAGGGCCATTCTTTCCTGGTATAGTCATTAGCCTTTCGGGGTAATCAATACCGGCCGCGCTCATGACATTTTTAATATTAACGTTGGGTGCTTCTTTGTTGACAACAACACCCCATGCTCCTGCAGGGCCATGTTGTGCTAGGATGATTGCGGATTTCTGGAAGTGTCCAATATTGTTGCGGGGCTGGGCTATAAGTAATTGCCCAGCTAAACTTTTAAATGTGCTCATACTAATATTTAACCCATAAATACAATACTATGAACATCTTTGAATTTCAGCAACCTGTTGCAGTACACTCTAGACTTAACCCTAAATTATGGAAGGGCAATCGCTTACATAAAGATGTGTACAAAGCCCTAATGCGCATCGCGGGCGAGTTTCATAAAAGCCTAAATGTTCCTGCTAAACTTGTAGATATTTTAATTACGGGCAGTCAAG